GCTCGAAGGGGGGTGGCAGCCGCAGCAGGGGCCCCCGCCCCTTTTCCTCTACCCCCCACCAACCTTATGAGCAATTCTCAACACGACCCCGTCAACCACCCGGCCCACTACACCGGCCACCCGAGCGGCGTGGAGTGCATCGACATCACCGAGCACATGAACTTCTGCCTGGGCAACGCGATCAAGTACGTCTGGCGCGCCGGCCTGAAAAGCAACAGCCCGGTGGAGGACCTGCGCAAGGCGCGCTGGTACATCGACCGCGAGATCCAGCGCTTGACGCGCGGATGAACATCAACACCGCGCCATGAATTTGCAGGAATACCAACCGCGCCAGGTGTTCCTGCCGCTGCACAACCGCGACCGCAGATGGACGGTGGTGGTGGCGCACCGCCGCTGCGGCAAGACGGTGGCCATGTGCGCCGACCTGGTCCTGGGGGCGCTCGAAACGGCCCTGCCCAAGCCCCAGTTCGCGTACCTGGCGCCGCAGCGCGACCAGGCCAAGCGGGTGGCGTGGGGTTACCTCAAGGATCTGACGCGGCCATTCTGGTCGCGGCCGCCCAACGAATCTGAGTTGAAAATTTCGATTAACAACGGCCACAAGGGTGAGTCGACGATCTACGTGGCGGGCGCTGACAACTACGACGCCCTGCGCGGTATGTACTTCGACGGGGCGGTGCTGGACGAGGTGGGCGACATGAGGCCCAGCGCCTGGTACACGGTGATCCGGCCGGCGCTGTCAGACCGGCGCGGGTGGGCGATTTTCGCTGGCACGCCCCGCGGCAAGAACCTGTTTTGGAATCTGCGCGAGGAGGCGCGGCTGAACCCGGCCACGCACATGCTGCTGGAGCTGCCGGCGTCCAAGACCAACATCATCCACCCCGACGAGCTGCGCGACGCCAAGGCGCAGATGACGCCCGAGGCGTTTGAGGTCGAGTACGAGTGCTCATTCGACGCTGCGGTGCCGGGCGCGTACTACGCCAAGCAGATCGGCGACGCCTACGAGCAGGGCCGCATCGGCAAGTTCCCTGTCGACCCGGCGTTTCCGGTCAACCTGGTGGCCGACCTGGGCTACACCGACAGCTGCAGCTGGTGGGGATGGCAGGAGACGCGCGACGGTTACCGCATCGTCGACTTCTACGAAGCGGACAACCAGCCGATCCAGCACTACATCGACTGGGTAAAGTCACGCCCGTACCGGGTCAACGCGGAGGGCGTCTTTTTGCCTCACGATGCCCGCGCCAAGTCGTTGCAGACGGGCAAATCCATCATCGAGCAGTTCCTGGCCAACGGCATCCGGCCGCGTCTGGTGCCGGAGATGTCGCTGCAGGACGGGATCGAGGCCGCGCGCTTGGTGCTGCCCAAGTGCTGGTTCGACGAGGAGGTCACCTACGACGGCGTTGACCACCTCCGCGCCTACATGCGGGAGTGGGACGAGAAGACCCAGACCTACCGCAACCGGCCCAAGCACGACCAGCACTCGCACGCGAGTGACAGCTTCCGGTATCTCGCGCTTGCTGCGCGTCCGGTGATGGCGAAATCGCACCCCGGTCCTAAAATCTCGACACCTGTGGTCAAGAGCATGAACTATGCGTTCGCCCTTGACGACATCTGGGACTGCGGTCCCCAACAGAGCACAAGGATCGGGTGATGGAAACCAACGCCAAGATCACCAGCGCAAGCGATTTCCAAAGCACCCCGGCGGGTCTGGCGCAGCGTTGGTCGACTGAGATTCAGGCGTCGCAGCAGGAGCTGATGAAGTTCCACACGGACGCCAACCGCATCACGCAGCGCTACCTGGACCGGCGCGACGCGTATGCGAAGGACGAGAGCAAGGTCAACCTGTTCTGGTCGACGATGAAGGTGCTGCTGTCGATGCTGTACGCGCGGCCACCCAAGGCCGACGTGAGCAGAACCTTCCAAGACTTCGAGGACGACCAGGCCCGCGTGGCCGGGCTGATGCTGCAGCGGATCCTGAACCGCGGCTTCGACGAGAACGTCTCGGTGTGGGACGCGGCCGTGCGGCAGGGCATCGAGGACTGGCTGATCGTCGGCATGGGCCAAATTTGGCTCCGATATGAGGTCAAAACTGAGCCCTACATCGTGCCGGCCGTGTTCGACGAGTTCGGCATGGAGCTGCAGCCTGAAGCCGAGGCCGAGCGCATCGTCGACGAGGACGCCCCGGTCGACTACATCTACTGGGAGGACTTCTTCTACTCGCCGGCGCGGACCTGGCCCGAGGTGCGCTGGGTCGCGCGGCGCGTGTGGATGACCAAGGACCAGCTGGTCGACCGATTCGGCGAGGAGATCGCCAAGATCGTGCCCCTGGGCGTGCAGGTCAAGAAGGCCGACGTCAACGACCAGTCACCCAAGCACGACCCGTGGTCGAAGGCTGAGGTGTTCGAGATCTGGTGCAAGGAGAACAAGAAGGTCTACTGGTACGCCAAGGGCGCCGACGTCATCCTGGACGTCAAGGACGACCCTCTGCAGCTCGACGGGTTCTTCCCGTGCCCCAAGCCCCTGGCGGCCAACGTCACCAGCTCCAACTTCATGCCGCGCGCCGACTACATCTTCGCGCAGGACCAGTTCAACGAGCTCGACGAGATCAACACCCGCATCACCTGGCTGACCCGCGCGGCCAAGGTCGTCGGCGTGTACGACAAGACGGCCGACGGCGTGCAGCGCATGTTCCAGCAGGGCGCCGAAAACCAGATGATCCCGGTCGACAACTGGGCCCTGTTCGCTGAGAAGGGCGGCATCAAGGGCCAGGTGGACTGGGCTCCCATCGACATGGTGGTCAACTGCATCGAGCGCCTGCGCCAGTACCGGCAGGACAAGGTGATGCAGATTTACGAGGTGTTGGGCATCTCCGACGTGATGCGGGGCTCGAGCCGCGCGAGCGAGACGGCCACGGCGCAGCAGATCAAGGCGCAGTTCGGATCGACCCGAATCCAGCTGATGCAGTTCTACATCGCCGACTGGATCTCGCAGGCGCTGCGGATCAAGGCCGAGATCATCTGCAAGCACTGGCAGCCCGAGACGATCGTTAAGCGGTCGAACATCGAGCGCACGCCTGACGCGGCCATGGCGCTGGACGCGATCGCCCTGCTCAAGGACGAGCACATGGCCCAGTACCGGGTGAACGTCGAGGCCGACAGCATGGCAGCACTCGACTGGGCCGCCGAGCGCGACGCCGCGGTGCAGTTCATGCAAGGCCTGGGGGCGTTCATCTCCCAGGTCGCGCCGATGGCGCAGTCGGTGCCGCAGGCTGCACCGGTGCTGCTGTCGCTGCTGCAGTGGAGCGTGAGCAAGTTCCGCGTGTCGCAGCAGATCGAGGGTGTGCTGGACCAGGCGATCGGCGCGCTCAAGCAGCAGGGCATGCCCCAGCAGCAGGGCCCCAGCCCGCTGCAGCAGGCTGAGGTGGCCGAGAAGATGGCCGGCGCCAAGGAGCGCCAGGCCAAGGCCGTCAACACCGAGATGGACGCGCGCATGAAGGCGATGCAGATGGGGATGCTGCAGCCGCAGCCCAACCTGCCGCCGGCGGGCCCACAGATGCCGCCAGTGGGCGGCCCGATGCAGTGAGGACGCCATGCAACCACAGGACCTGATCAACGCCCTGCGCGACCGCGCGCGCAAGTTCGTTTCCCTGGACAACCCCGAGGACGGCGACCTGGGCGACCTGGCCATCGACATCGGCGCTGGCTTTGTGCCGGTGGTCGGCACGGCCACCAGCGGCCGCGACTTCGAGCGCGCTCGCCGCGAGGGCGATAAGCTGGGCATGGTGCTGTCGGCGGCCGGCATGGTGCCGGTGGTCGGTGGTGTTGCCGGTGCGGCCAACAAGGCGCGCAAGGGTGGAAAAGCCACCGAGGAGACGGTCAAGGCGCTGCGCAAGAAGGCCGAAGATGTCGGATACGACCGCGCCAAGATCGCGGCCAACTATCCCGACACCGCGCCCCCGGTGCTGGCCAAAGACCCCAAGACGGGCAAGGAGTTCCTGCAGAAGCAAAACTCTGCCGAGGCGCTGGCCGTCGAAAAGGCGCGCAAGGCCGCGCAGAAGGACATCGACAAGGGCAACTACGACCCGTACTTCAAGGTCGAGGACCGTTTCTACGCTGACGCCAGCAAGTATCCGCTGCAGGGCCGCACTGTCACTGACGCGCTGCCCAAGAAGCAGGCCACGATCGACAAGTACACCGCAGAGTTCGACACGCCGGAGGCGCGCGAGCGCCTGACGACAGCCTTCCGCGAGGGCAGCAAGGACCCCAACGCGAAGGACTGGTACGCGATGGGCCAGCTGGAGGCCGAGTTCATCAAGGAGTTCGGCGACAAGAAGGGCCGCGAGATGTTCAAGGAGCGGTTCGCCGATGCGATGTCCGCGACCACTGGCGGCGCTGACCCGACTGCAAACCTGCTGATGTCAGCCTACGGCAACTTCCTGCGCCAGAAGGGCGTGCCGCAGCCGAGCGCTGCGTATGAGTTCCCGTACCCGATCGGCGGCCGCTTTGCGTCTGGAAACATGGCCATGTACGACAAGGTCATCAACCAAGGCGCTGGCCTGCAGGCAGCCAAAACCCCAAAGCGCTTTGACTTCTCAGCCAACTTCATGGGGCACCGCGATCGCGCGACGATCGACGAGCAGATGAGCGGCGGTTTCAAGCCCGGACTGCTAGTGCCGCCGGGTGATTCCTACGGTGTGTTCGAGAAGGTGGTGCACGACCTGGCCAAGGCAGAGGGAGTGCAGCCGGCCAACTTCCAGGATGTGGCTTGGAAGGGCCTCAAGGGCGTGCCCGGCAAGCCGATGATTCAGCACGTCAACGAGGCGGTCGAGCGCACTGCGCGCGTGACGGGCAAAAAGCCGCAGGACGTGGTCCGCGACAGCCTGGTGCGTGGCACGCATCCGCTGTATAGCCTGGGCGCTGCCGGCATCGGCACCGCCGCTCTGGCGGCCGCGCTGCGCAATCAAGAGGAGGACGAGTTTTGATCGTCCAAGTCAATCTTGAGCTGTTTGGCGGCATCGAGCAGCTCGGTGCCGAGCTTGCGCTCTAGGTGCGGGTACATGTCCCCCGTGTCAATCATCAGCGACGCAGCCTCGAGCAGGGCAGACCAAGTTTTCCTTGGCGCCCGCACGACGCGCGTGCCTACGACGATGATGACGTCATCCATGGCCATCTCCTTTTCTTCACATCGTTGAGAATACCACAACATGACTAGACGTCGTTGGATTCAGGACCGCATCACGGGCGAATTGATCGAGGTCACGCCCGACTACCAGCCCGAGCTGCGCACCGACTCCGGCGCGCTGTGGGGCGATCGCAGCTATGACGGCCTGCGCGCCACTGACGGCACCGACATCAGCTCGCGGACCAAGCACCGCGACTACATGAAGGCCAATGGCCTGGCCACGGCCGACGACTTCAAGGAATCCTGGGCCAAGTCCCAGCAACAGCGTGACCACTACCGGCAAAACGGTGGCACGTTCTCACGACGCGACGTAGAGCGCGCAATTCAGCAACTCCAAAACAGGCGATAACCCATGAACGGACCCACGACACTCCGCGACGAGATCGAAGCAGCGATTGAAGAAACCGAGGCGCCTGCGCAAGCGGCGGCGCCGGCACCTGAGCCTGCAGCACCAGCTGAGGCAGCACCGGCTGCAGAACCTGTTGCCGAATCTGCAGAACCTGCGCAGAACCTTGACGCGATCGCAGAGGGCGAAAAGCCCGCTGATGCTCAAGACCTTGCTCAACGCGAGCGAGACGAAAGTGGCCGTTTCAAGGCGAAGGAGGAGGGCATCCAGCCCGGCCCAAAGTCAGGACCCCGGCCGAATGCTGGGGAGCGTGCACCGGCGTCCTGGCGTCCTGATGTAAGGGAGCACTGGGGCCAGCTGCCCGAGCCGGTGCGTTCGGAGATCCAGCGCCGCGAGGTCGAGGTGCAGCGCACCCTGCAGGAGTCGGCCGAGGCCCGCAAGGCCTACGACGCGGTGATGCGCACGGTGGCGCCTTACGAGGCGTTCATCCGCGCCGAGGGCTCCAACCCGATCCAGGCGATCGACAACCTGATGGCCACGGCGGCCAAGCTGCGCACGGGCACCGCGCCTGAGCTGGCGTCGATGGTGGCCGGCATCGTCAACCAGTTCGGCATCGGCCGTTTCGGCAACGGCTTCATCCAGGCCCTGGACGCCGCGCTGGCTGGGCAGTCGCCGGTGGTTGACCCGCAGCAGGCCGCGATGGAGCAGGTGCTCAACCAGCGCCTGGCGCCGGTGCAGCAGATGCTGACGCAGTTCCAGCAGGCGCAGCAGATGCAGCAGGAGCGTGTCGCCCAGGCGGCTCAGTCGGAGGTCGAGCAGTTCCTGGACCGCGCCGAGTTCGGCAACGACGTCCGCGAGGACATGGCCGACATCATGGAGACGGCCGCCCGCCGCGGTCAGAACATCAGCCTGTCCGACGCCTACAAGAAGGCCTGCCTGATGAACGACCGCGTGCTGAGCGTGCTCAGGGCGCGCAAGCAGGCCAAGAGCGCCCAGACGCAGACCCAGGCTGCGCAGCGGGCCAGGTCGGCCGCGGTGAGCGTTTCCGGCTCGGCGCCGGTGGGCGCCCTGCAGCAACCCAGCACTGACGTTCGGTCGGCCATCGAGGCGGCCATTATGCAAAGCGCACGGTGATGGATAATTCACACCACAGGGAGGGGCAACCTTCCCTTGGTGTGCCCAAGCACCCCAGCCACCGCAGCTCCTGGGAGACGCCAAGCGTCCCACCCACGACATAGACGGACTGAGATCGGTTCGCGTCGGCGCATCTGAAATGGTGGGCGAAAGCCCGTAACAACCCAACTCAGATGAGGAGTTAATCATGGCATTCCCAAATGTCTCAGACATCGTCGCAACGACGATTCAAAACCGTTCGCGTCAGATCGCGGACAACGTCACCAAGAACAACGCCATCCTGGCCAAGCTGAACCAGCGCGGCAACGTCAAGACGATCTCTGGCGGTAACGTGATCTTTGAAGAACTGTCTTTCGCTGAGAACGCGAACGGCGGCTTCTACTCGGGTTACGACCTGCTGCCCGTGGCCGCTCAGGACGTGATCAGCGCTGCTGAGTTCCAGATCAAGCAGTACGCCGTTCCTGTGGTGATGTCTGGCCTCGAGATGCTGCAGAACAGCGGCAAGGAACAGTTCATTGACCTGCTGGAAGGCCGCCTGAACGTGGCCGAGAGCACGATGATGAACGAGCTGTCGCAGTCGATCTACTCCAACGGCACCGGCTCTGGTGGCAAGGAAGTGACCGGCCTCGACGCAGCTGTTCCCAGCGATCCCACCACCGGCACCTACGGCGGTATCGATCGTGCCACCTGGACCTTCTGGCGCTCGAAGTTGTACGACTTCAGCACCGCCACCGGCGGCAACGCCACGGCGGCCAACATCCAGGCAGGCATGAACAACCTGTGGGCCCAGACCACCCGTGGTTCTGACCGTGTCGATCTGATCGTCATGGACACGAACTACTGGGCTCTGTACATGGCCAGCCTGCAGGCTCAGCAGCGTTTCACGTCGCCGGAAACCGGCAACCTCGGCTTCCCGTCCATCAAGTTCATGGACGCTGACGTGGTGCTGGACGGCGGTATCGGTGGCTTCTGCCCGGCGAACACGGCGTTCTTCCTGAACACCAAGTTCATCAAGTGGCGCCCCCACAAGGACCGCAACATGGTCCCGCTGTCGCCGAATCGTCGGTACGCCATCAACCAGGACGCCGAGGTGCAAATCCTCGCCTGGGCCGGCAACCTGACCACCTCCGGCGCCCAGTTCCAGGGCCGCATGCAGAACTAATTGGTGGGCCTGTCGTGGGTCACCCTTCCCAAGGGGCTGGGGTGACCCACACCCCTTGGGTTTTTTGCCACTTAGGAGATCACCATGGCAGCAACTTTCGGCGCAGCGGTTTCCGCTGCCGCTCCCGCAATCGTCGACACGGCCGCGTCTCAGGACACGGGCGCTGTCTGTGAAGGCATCGGCCTGACTGGCGCTGACGAGGCGTCTATCAGCGGCTGGCGCATCGGCGCGTCTGCAACGACGACCGACCTCAAGATCGACACCGGCGACGGCCCGGGCGTCTGATCACCAACCACCACTAGAAAGAAAAAATGATGCAACCCACGACCCCCACTGTTTTTGACGACATCCCACTTCCGCAGCCCAACGAGTCCCGCTACGCGCTGGACTCGAAGCTGTACGTCGAGTTCTATCGCAAGCCCGTGATGCACCACGCCAAGAGCAAGGAAGCAGGGCGCGCGATCTACGAGGAGGTTGACTACATCCGCATCCACACGCCTGGTGACAAGAGCAGCGTCATCGACAAGCCGGTCACCGCGCTGGACATCCAGCGCTTTTCCGATCGGTACAACAAGTGGAAGGCGGGCCAGGCTGAGGCTGTTGTCGGCACGCCGTTGACGGCGCTGCCTGGCATGACGCCGGCGAAGGCTGAGGAATACAAGTTCTTCAAGATCGTCACCATCGAGCAGCTCGCCGACGCGCCCGACAACCTCGGGCAGAAGTTCATGTCCTTCCAGCAGGACAAGAATCGCGCCAAGGCGTTCATGGAGGTCGCGGCCAACAACGCCCCGATCGAGCGCATGAACGAGGAGCTGCAGAAGCGCGATCAGATGATCGAGGACATGCAGGCCCAGCTCGAGGCGCTCAAGGCGCAGATCAAGCCCAAGCGACAGGTCGCAGCCACGGCCGACGCTGAGTAAACCGGAGGACGGGGATGGCCTTCCAGATCGTCAACGAATCGACCCTTTCGGCCATCGTGCAAAACGTGGCCGCGATGGTGGCCTACCCCGTCCCTGCAGATCCTGCCGGCTCGGAGGACCCCGCGGTCCAGCAGATGGTTCAGGCGGCCAACATGGCCGGCAATGAGCTGCTGTCGATGTTCGAGTGGCAGGAACTGGTGAAGAACTACCAGATCCCCATCCAGTCGGACAGCAACGGCCAGAAGGAAAAGGGCTTCCCGCTGCCGGAGGACCTGTACCGCTGGATTGACCAGACCAACTGGAACGCGACGACGCAGTTCCCCTCGCTGGGCCCGGTGTCGGCGCAGATGTGGCAGCAGCTGCTGATCCGCACGACGCTGCCGACGCTGTCGTTCTACTGGCAGGTCCGCGACAACAAGATCTACGTGCTGGCGCCGCCCAACTCGCCGCAGACGATGAACGTGTTTTACGTCTCGGCCGGCTGGGTGCGTGATCAGGACGACGCTACGCTGTACAAGAACCGGATGACGCAGAACGGCGACGTGTCGCTGCTCGACGCCACGGTGATCACCTTGTACACACGCGTGAAGTGGCTCGAGATGAAGGGCCTGGACAGCAGCGCCGCGATGCGCGACTTCAACATCGCATTCGAGAACCGCAAGAATTCCGAAAAGGGCGCGCCGGTGCTGACCATGGCGCGCGACTTCCGCTTCCCGTACATCCAGCCTCTGATCAACACACCAGACACCGGACTCGGCGGATGAAAGTTTCTAAACGCGCCCCCTTCTGGGATCGAGTCTCTGCGCACACCGTTGTCGGCGACAACGGTTGCCACATCTTTACCGGAACAAAAGACGATTGTGGCTATGGCCGGATTGGGCGCGACGGTCGATACGTTCGCGTCCACAGGGAAGTGTGGGTCAAGCACAACGGTCAGATTCCTGCTGGTATGTGCGTCTGCCACAAGTGCGACACGCCCGCGTGCGTCAACATCGATCACCTTTTTCTCGGTACTCATGGCGACAACATGGCCGATCGCGCGCGCAAGGGTCGGTACAACAACAAGGGAAGCAAGAACCCCTCAGCCAAGCTGACGGAAATTGAAGTGGCTTGCATCAAAAAGCTGCTGCGCGAAGGAGCGACCCAATCTTCTTTGGGTCGAGAGTTCGGCGTTTCGGCGTCGCATATCGGCCTGATCGCATCAGGCCGTGCTTGGGCGTAAACCATGCCGCTGATCCCGGTCAAACCCTTCAAGACGCCGCGAAGGGCGGCCGCCGCGCAAACAGCGCAGGTTGCCGTCATCCCCGCGCCTACTGGCGGGCTGAACTACCGCGACCCGATCAGCGCAATGCAGCCCAGCGACGCGCTAGTGCTGACCAACTTCATCCCGCGCCAGCAGGGGGTGGAGTTGCGCAAGGGCTGGCAGGCCTATGCCGACGCCGTGGAGGTCGCCGACGTTGCGCAGTCGGTGGAGTCGATCTTCAGCTACACGGCCCCGGACCCGGATGACAACCGCGTGTTCATGGCCACCAACGGGAAAATTTACGACGTCACCGCCGGCGGCGCTCCGGTCGACATGACCCCATCCGGCACCGGCAGCACCAACGACGAGTGGTGGACGACGCAGTTTTCCACGGCCGCCGGCACGTTCCTGCTGGCCGTCTCGCCTGGCGCCGGGTACTGGACCTACGACGCCACTGGCGGCTGGGTCGATCGCACTGCATTGACTGTTGGCTTGTCGACCAACGTGCGCACGGTTGCCGTGTGGAAGCGGCGCATCTGGTTCACGGTCGAGGGCGACTCGCGCGTGTACTACATGCGGGCTGTCAACGAAATTCAAGGGCACGCAGACGCATTCCCTATGGGCTCGCTTCTGCGCAATGGCGGCTACATCTCGGCGCTGTTCAACTGGACGATCGACGCCGGCTTCAGTGTCGACGACTTCCTGGTGGCCGTGGGCACCGAGGGCGACATCGGCGTCTGGGAGGGCACCGACCCGACCAATGCGTCGACGTTCAACCTCAAGGGCGTGTGGTTCGTTGGCCCTGTTCCGCGGCACGGAACGTACTTCACGCCGTTCGGCGGTGACGTGATGATCGTCAGCGAGCTCGGCCTGGTGCCGATGTCGCGCCTGATCACTGGCCAGTATTCGCAGGACATCCAAGCCGGCGGCCCCGCGTCGAAGATTCAGTCGGTGTTTGCACCGCTCGTGCGCAAGCTGCGCAACGAGAAGTTCTTCAACGTGTTCGTGGTGCCGTCGTCCGAGGTGCTGGTGATCAAGCTGCCCAATGACGGTGGCACGTATCGCCAATTTGCGATGAACGTCACCACCGGCGCCTGGTGCGACTTCGAGGGCATGCCGATGCGCTGCGCGACCGTCATCGACGGCGAGCTGTACTTCGGCACCGAGGACGGTCTGACCTGCAAGGGCCTGTACGGCGATCGCGACGCGGTCGATTCGGTTGGCGCCGGCGGCAACTACGTCGAGGGCGAGATGCAGAGCGCGTTCACGCACTTCGGCACGCCTGCGCAGAACAAGAAGTTCGGCATGGTGCGGCCCATCTTCATCGCGCTGTCGGCGCCTTCGATCAAGGTGCAGATGAACACGCAGTTCCAGCTCACGCCGATCGGCGGTTCTCCGTTCTACACCGGAGACGACACAGGACTGTGGGACACGGCTGTGTGGAACGTGGCGACCTGGGCCGGGCAGAACACCTACCAGGGCTGGGCCGGCACCACGGGCCTAGGCTACTACGGCTCTCTGTGCATGAAGGTGCGCGGCCTGCCGCAGACGGTGTTCACGTCCGCGCATGTGATGACTGAAATTGGTGGAGTGATGTGATGGCAACAGCACCGGCAGCGCCGACGAGCGCACTCATCGAGGCTCTGCGTGGCGCGTCAGCGCCTGGTCTGCCGAATCCTGGCATCAGGTTCTACGACAACGCGCAGAACGGCATGGCGCTGCCGTCGTTTTCGCGCAAGTCGTTTGCCGGCTACGTGCCGCCGCAGATGGCAGCCCCCGCGCCGCGTCCCGTGATCATTGCGCCCACTGCGCCCGTCGCGCCTGTTGTTTCTGGTGGTGGTGGCGGTGGCACAGTGTCCAACGAAGTCAGCACGGGGCCAAAGTCTCGAATCATCAAGCCGGCGGTGACGACTGAGAGCGGGCTAGCAAACACTGCCAGCACCGCAGGCACGGGCGCTGTCTCTGATACCAGCACCACCCCAGGCGGCACCACCCCAGGCGGCACCACTATTGATGTCACAAGCCCAGGCATCACCACAACCAATCTCAAAACTGACGCCAGCCATTGGGGCGCCAACGACACCACGGGGACTTTTGGAGTGCTGCTGTCCGACATGGATGACGACACCCTGGGCAGCGTGGACGACGTTAATGGCGCTGATTTGGACAGCGACAACTTTGTCGACCCGCTCGACACGCTTGGCAGCGTGAACGATGTCAATGGCGCTGACCTTCAGAGCGATCGGTATACGTTTGGCGTGCTGCTGTCGGACATGGACGACGACACGCTCGGCAGCGTGAACGACGTCAACGGATCCGACCTGCAGAGCGACCAGTACACCTTCGGCGTGTTGATGTCGGACCAAGACCCCGTTCGCGAGGAGATCGTCGACATCAACAAGCTGATTGATGAGTGGGACATGTTCGCGTTCGCCAGGGAGGCCGAGCGCAAGCTGCGCGAGAAGTTCGATACGCCTGAGGATATGGAGCGGTGAAGCTAGTCACCGATCAGCCCGGCGAATACCCGGTCATCTGGGAGTGGATGAACCGGCGCACGCGGCTGCCGTGGAGCAGCGACCTGCGCACGATCGCGGCCATGCGTGACGACGGGACGATCGCCAGCGCGGTTGCCTTTAACGCTTGGACGATGTCGGCGTGCTGGATTCACGTCGCGTTTGACGGCCCGCACGGCCTGAACAGGCACCTGTGGCGCGCGGCGTTTGAGTATCCATTCGTAAAATGCGGCATGGAGGCCATCTACGGCTTGACGCCCAAGAACCTCGACGACGCGCTGCGGATGAATGACAAGTTGGGATTCCGCAGGATCGCTGAGACGGTTGACTGCGTAATGTTTGAAATGCGGCATGACGAGTGCCGCTGGATCAAGGAGAACGCTCATGGGCGGCAAGGGATCGGCACCTCCACCACCTGATTACATCGGTGCGGCCAACACGCAAGCGGCAGCTTCTAAGGAGCTGACCAACATCCAGAACTTTGCCAACCGGCCGACGATCAACACGCCGTTCGGTTCGCAGTCCTGGCAGACCAGCGCGCAGGTGGACCCGGCGACGGGTCAGTACGTCACGTCGTGGACGCAGAACAACACCCTGGCGCCGGCGCTGCAGTCTGCGCTGAACGCGCAGATCGGCCTGCAAAACGACCGCTCGCAGCTCGCCAGCGGCTTCATGGACCGCGTGGCCAGCGAGTACCAGCGCCCGTTCGACTACGCCAACCTGCCGCAGATGGCCGAGGCCAACTCGGTGGGCAACCTGCAGACGGGCCTGGCCGACTACACACGCGGCCTGCAGACGGGTGTCGACTCTCGCGCAAACAACGTGGTGAGCGGCTTCAACTTCGGCGGCCCGCAGATGTCGATGTCACCGATGACCGGCAACATGGTCAACAGCGTGGCGCAGACGCCCGTCGACAACCGATTCAGCAGCATGACCGGCGACGTGCAACGGGCGGTGCCGAATACCAACGTCAACGCCAACTTCAGCGGCATGACCGGCGACCTGCGCCGCGGCACGGGCACCGAGTCGCTGCAGCGCTCGCTGGCCACCGGCGACAACCCGGCGCTGCCGCAGATCGACGGCGGCTTCCGCGACCAGGTGGCCACGCAGCTGATGACGCGCATGCAGCC